GGCTTTCATTGTTTCAAATGATTTACCACTATATGATGTATGCCATATAATACCTATCTTTGCTCTTTCAATCTCTTTTGCTAATTCTGTATCGAGAGGAACAGCATAAAGGATAGTATTAGGATGGAAAGTAATATGTTTAATTCCATTGATTGTCTCCTTCTTCAAATCGCTTTCGTCAAACATAAAGTCGCCTTGTATAACATCTTTGATGCCAAGGTCTTTTAAGTTATCAAAAGCCATTATTAATTTTTTAGATAAGTCACCGCTAGTATCAGCTTTTATATCAGCATGTGACTTATATACTTTAGGTTCAGCGTTAAAGATTCCTTTTTTTGCTACAAAGAATTGGCCATCCCTTGGGTCTTCTCCACAGAATACGGCGGGGGCTCCGTCCCACTTAACAGTAATGTCTATAGGTGCTTTAGCATTACCACTCAACATATCACGCATGCTTCTTAACGCGTTGATAGCTTGGCGAGCCCCCTTAACTCCGCCGTCAAGAATCAAATCCTCAATATGTGTCATATGAGTATTCTTTCCTGCGGCCTCAGATAAGTATGTAGTTAATCGTTTCATTATACAAATTCCGTCTTTTTAGCTGGTCTTGTAGATGTAAAGATTCCTGCTCTACAACTTTGTATACCAAAATGATTCATATCACTAGAATATCTTGCATAAAATATAGCTTTATAATCATCTCTTGGCACAAATCCATTTTCAGCTTGATGGTTTGATTTAATTGTCCAAAACTTTCCTTTTTTAGAAAGCTTCATTTCTCCTTGATGGAATTCATCAATATTGTTAAGACCAGGCTTACCACCATAATCTATTCCATATATTGATTTACGCACTATATCTTTTCCATCTCCATTAAGGTCTATATCTCTTTTTACAGAATCTCCACTTTTCATTCCTTCTGGATATAATTCTTTTAATTTGTCAATAAAAGAATTAACTTGTTTACTTCTTTCAAATGCTCCTTTCGTACCTCTAGGTGTTAATCCGCCGTATTGTTGAAAGTCATTTGACTTTGAACCAGCTTTATGCGATAACCATGCAACTTCTTCTCCCATGTCGTCGAGTAAAAAGAAGTCAGCTTTTGGAGTTCCTTTTGGTTGTCCAACGCCAGATACTACTACTTTTCTACCACCGACTAACATATCAAGAGCTCCGTCTTCTTGTTCATCCATAACTCTTTCTAGTTCAGTTCTAAATGAGGCTAGATATCTATCCTCTGCAGCTGTGCCAAAACCTTTACCTTTACCACCAAATTCAGGAGTCTTTAAAAATTCTCCTGGATATTGTATATTTCCTTTAGTAGTATTAAATTTAAATTTAAATCCTGGCTTACTAAATTCTTCTCTATCAGGAACTTTATCTTTAATAATAACTTCGCCTTTAGTAGTTAAGAATTCTTTTTTGTTTTTAATTTTATCTAAGAATGTGTCAAGTCTAGCAGAATTGCCTTTTTTAAGATACTTAGTTAAATCACTATGTGTTAACACTGTGAATTGTAGTTGTTCTTCTAAATAGGATTTAAAACGTTTCATAGAACTATTTATAATAGTTTATGCGTCAGTTTCGATATAAAATGGATTGGGTACAATATTACCATTAGTTCTTATACTAATGATTTTTTCTTTGTGTAATTTTTTGATTGTTCTTTCAGCACCTTCACGAACTCCGAGCTGCCAGGATTGATATGCGCACAAAGATATACATATTCCGACTAAAAGATATTCCATTAAAGAAGTACTCGTTCTACATGTGTATCATATCCTTTTTTGCGCATTTGCTCTTCAAATATAATTGCATCTTTAAGCTGATCAAAAATATAATCAGCTTTGACTTCTTTGTCTTCAGTAGCAATTACTTTAAAAGAAACATCATCTTTGGTATACATATACATCCATTTTCTCCGCAAATTTAAGAGGTAATGACTGGTCAAAAGCTCTAGGATGTCTTCCTAAGGATTTTGCAATTTTAGTTCTAGGACCTCTTGCTTGACATTTAACATAGTATCTAGGAAGCTTTGTTGGTTGTGTGACAGAATAACCATTTTCAAATCTATATTTAGACCATTTTTCATTATCTTTTGCATGTTTATTAACTATACTTATAGACTTTCTAAGTGTTTGTAATTCAAGCATATCGCCCGCGCTTCCTGTATGTGCTGTCATGACATAACTTGTTGTTCTTGGATTTTTCATATTAATGTATTGGCCTCCCGCCTAAAGTTTCAAGTTCAAAATTGCCTTGTATATCATGGCCAGTTCTTTGTAAAACTGATTCACAAAGTTTGTCCCATGATTGATTAAGTGTTTGTGGATTTTTATCTTTAGCCCAACCTTGTTCGACTAAATCTAATTCGATGTCTACAGGTATATTTGTAGCAATATGTGTCATTGATAATATCATTATTTTCTCCTTAAAGCTGTTAATCTTTTAATTTCATCTCTAGCATTTTGCTTATGTTTAGCATTAGCTATTTTTTTCATTTTATCTGATACAGGAAATTGTATTACGTTTTTCATACTCTTGCTCCTGTTTTAAGTTCTAGTACAGTTTTCATATGAAGTTCTTGACTTCTTTTCTCTACTAGTTGGTCAATCACTTTATTTCTATCAGTGAAAGCCACTCTCATATCGAATGATTCACAAAGTCCTGGTCTCATACCACCTTCCAATTCTCTAAGAATTGAACCTGTGCCCATAGCTTGGACTTCTTTTTGTATTTTTTGTAATGATGTCATATTTAACTCCTTATCTTATTTTTAAATATAGATATATTATACCATACTTTTAAGCAAATGTAAACGATTATTTTCACTTTTTTTGAAAATAATTGTGAGAAAGTGTTGATGTGAAAGAAAAGGTGGGGAGCTGTGATGGCTCCCCCATGATAATCATTACTAAAGGAGTGTTATACTTCTTTTGCTATAAAAGTGTATACACCGTAAGCAAGGGCTACCCAAGCTACTAAGTCAACTAAGCCACCTAGTAATAGGTATGATAATGATAAGCCGACAATAAGTCCGCCGTCCCAAGATGTACGTTCTGCCCATCTTGCCATTAACCATGCTTTTGCTGTATTTAACATGTTCATATAGTTCTCCGTCTATAGTTTGAAGTCAGCAAACGAGTCATTACTTTCGCGTTCACCAAACTTATTTATCGGCTTATCTGGCACCATTTCTGTCATAATGTCTGATTGGGCCGATTCCTCTACATCATATAGTTTCATGCGGGAACGGTCCACGCCAACTACAAATCTCTTGTACTTGGTTGGGTCGTTATATCTATTCTTCAATTGTTTTACTAGCAATTGACCTAATTCTTCTAGTTCCTCTGTTGATATAAGAGCAAACATTAAATCAGCCGTTGCTGGCAAACCAAACGATTCAGATGTATCCTCAAGACCGACATCAGTATTACTGAAACCAGACCTCGTGGTCTGTGTTGCCGATACTATTGGAACATTGAATTCCACAGCCAATCCCCGAAGTTCTTCGGCTATGGCTTTAATATAAGTATAACTATTTATACTTCCGCCCATGCCACGCATGCGACTTGAGGCGCAAATATTTAAATAGTCAATATATATCATATCAGGCTTAAATGTCTTTTTGAGTTTAAGCTCATTAAGTAAAGCTCTGAAATGACCAGTGTGTGCAGAACCAGTAGGATATTCTTTCACTATAAGTTTACCTACAGATGATTTTGCAATTTTTCCAATCTTATCATCGAATACATTTTTAGGTAATGACCCAAGAGATTCGATTGGAAGGTTCATAAGATTCGCATCAATTCTTTCAGCGATTCTTTCTTCAGCCATTTCCATTGTTATGTACAAAACATTCTTTCCTTGATTAAGTACTCCTGCTGCACAATGACACATGAATAATGACTTACCTACGCCTGTACCGGCTAAGGCAATGTTAAGTGTCTTATTAGGTAGACCACCTTTTGTTATTTTATTAAAGTAATCTAAGTCAAACGGTATTCTATCTTCTTTACGATTATAAAAATCAAACCTTTGTTCGCTATCATCAATATAATCATGACCTATTTGTTCGTCAAACGAAACACCAAGAGCTTCAGATAGTATTTCAGGTATAGCACCTTCACTTCTTTCTTTATCTTTGCCATCAATGATTCCTATTGAATCCATAATAGCATTATAAACTGCTCTTTCTTTACACCATTTTTCTGCTTCAGTAATTAGGTAATCAGTATCGATATCAGATTTATCGATAATTTCTGTGACTAATCTTTGAGCATTGTTTAATATATCTTCAGGAGCTTGTATTTTCTTTAACTCAAGCTCTAAGATTTTTGATGTTGGTAATTTATTATGTTTGCTTACAAATTGGACTATAAGGTCGAACACAGTCTTGTGTGTACCTTCAAAATACTCATTCTTTAAATAAGGAACTACTCTTCTACAAAATTCTTCGTTATGAAGAAGATGATTTAGTATGTGTGTCGGTAGTTGATTCTCCATTTCCAATTCCTATTGTTGATAAATTATTTTCTTTAGCATAATCTAAAGAATCTGTTATTATATATTGTAGTATTGAACCTAAGTAATTCTTAAATGATTCATCTTTCTCAAGTTCATCTACACTAAAATCTGCTGGGTCTTTTACTGTAAAGTTAAAGCTTAATGTTGCCATATCTAAAGCAGTATCTTCTTTGACACCAACTTGTCCATATATGACTATAACATTCTTCCAAGTACCTGTTTTAAGTTTGACACCTTGAAATGCGCTTGATTCATTCTCTACAATTGAGTAATCATTTTGATTTACGTTATACATCTTCTGACTCTATATCAAGGTCAATATCAACCATTGGTCTATGTCCAATAGAATAATATGTTTTGACAAATTCTTTAAAATCTGTATTTTCAAAGATTGGCTCCCAAAACTTTTTCTTAAGAGTATCTTTTTCTCTTACTTTAGGTTCTAGTATTTCTCCTGTCTTCATATCGACTTGAGCATACCAACCAACATTTGGTTTAACTACATATCCACCAGCCATTGCAACATCAAGTAATCCTGAATATTGAGCAATACCACCTTCCCACGTTACTGAGATTGGCACTTTAGATTTTTCTTTTACAAACCTTGACTTCTCTACATTGATTACAAAATGATACCCTTGTATTTCAGTACCTTTTTTCTCTTGACGTCTTCCAATAATCCATATATTGTCTGATGAGTAATAGATACCTGTACCACCTGAAACAACTGCTTTAGGAAACAATCCAATTTCTTGATAGGTATGATTAACAGCAAGTAAAGGAACATTCTTCATGGTTAGATAAGGAGTAATCATTCTGAATAATCCCTTTAATGCTTTAGCTCTCGACATGTCAGCAACTGACTTTTCGTTGAGGGCATCTTCCAACTCTTTCTTAGAGGCTAAGTTTCCAATTGAATCAATAACAACAATTACTTTATCTCCTCTTTCGATATTCTCAAGTTGGCCTACCAAATCGAACTTTAACTGTTCGACATTTTGGACTGGTGTATGCAATACTCTTTCGGTATCAATGCCGAATGATTCGAAATAAGATTGGGGTGAACCAAACTCTGAATCATAAAAGAGCATTACTGCATCTTCATGTTGTTTAAGATAGGCTGCACCCATCAATAAAGCAAATGAAGTTTTGAAATGTTTTGAAGGGCCAGCAAGAACTGTAAGTCCTGAAGTTAATCCTCCATCAATATCACCTGATAACGCAACGTTAACCATTGGAACATCAGTGACGGTTATATCCTTTTCAGCAAATAATACTGAATCAGATAGAATAGATGTATCTTTGATTTTACTATTCTTTTTTAATTTATCCATTATAGACATATTATCTTCTCCTAGCCTTTGATGGCTTTGTGAACGCATCTAGCATTCTTTGTTGTTTACGACTTCTTGATACTGCTTCAGCTTTTTTTCTTTTTCTTTTAGCTGTAGGTTTTTCATAGAATTCTCTTTCGCGTACTTCTTGTACGATACCTGCATTATCGCAAGCTTTTTTGAATCTTCTTAGACCAATATCAAAAGGCATTTCTTTTGGCGGTCTTTTGTCCTTAGGATTACGATTCTTCCTAGGTGTTAAGTCTATACTTGGCATATTTCTCCGTTGTTATTAATTTCTATAGTACTATTATACCATAAAATCAGTGAGTTGTAAACTGTTTTTTTCATATTTGTATGTTCTTTTTTTGTTATCCTGTACTAGGAATTTTGTATCAACCATTTCTAACTGATTGTTTAAATATCGTTGAACCATTCTTGCTGCATGTTCAGCTGTCGTCACTGGCACATTTTGGCAAATATGATTAAGCGATTTCTTTGGTTCAAGTAATATAAAATCTTCTGGTAGTTTCATAAGAGATAAAGCTTCACGTACTGTTAAATATCTATCTTCATCAGGATGAGTTAATTGAGTTGGCATATGACCGACAAAAGCTCCTATTTTATCTTTAGGTATTTCAGTTGTCTTTCTCATGATGTTTCCACCTGATTTAAGTTTATGATATTGTCTATCACATTTCTTTGCGACATTATCATAACCATTTTCTCTCATCCACTTTGCTACTTCTTTGTATGTTGTTCTTTCTTCTATATAATCCATAGGGTTAGTTGTTTTTTCAATCTTATCTTGAAATTCAGTATGAGTAATACCACCTTCTAATACTTCTAATACATATCTATAATATGGTTCTTCTGATGGAATCTTTTCATTACAAAGTATTTGACTCATTGGGTCATCATCTCTTCTTTCAACTGCTCTTATATCGTCAGCTATCATTGTTGGTTTTTCTAATACATATTCAAACAATGGTACTTCATCTCCTTTCCAAAAGAAATAAAATGTTCTATCTCTTACTTGACTTAATCCATGTAATATAGATTTTGTTTTAAAGATACTAAACGTATAACCATGTTCTTCGCCAATCTTTCTTAATCTCTTTACTACTGGTTCTCCCATCTTACTTGCTAACCTTGGAGCGTTTTCTCCCCAGAATACCTTTGGTTGTACCTCACCTAGAACATATTCAGCTGATGTAAACATCCATTCGTTCATAGGATTATTACTTGCAGCTGATGGACTCAGTGAGCTGAGCCCTGCACATGGGCATACAGTATTAATCACATTAACTTTTTCTGTGTAACTCGCTCCCTCT